TCATTGGTGGAAAAGTCCTAAAATTGCCTGCTTGAACTGTGCTAAAGCAGTGGCGGCCGCGACGATGCCGCCTCCGAGCCAGAGAGCGGCGCGCAGGCTGTAGCGACCGCGATCAGCAACCATGACGAGATCTTCGACCTGATCGACGAGCCCCTTGCGGCCTTTGCCGTCACCGTGGAGGGCAAGGTGAATTTCTTCGATGTCGCGTCTAATTAGTGCGAGTTGCGTCTCTACGGGGTAGGCCACTTCCCGACTATTCGACGGGGCCATCTGCCACCTCAAATCGTCGGGCCTGCCCGCGGGCGCGTTTCTCGGGTATGCGGCCAAGCTTAGACCAGCCGATCATCTTCTCCGCCCAACAATCCTGATCCCGCGCGGGCCAAAGCTTAGTGTCTTGGTTTCGCCGCCGACCTGAACACAGCATTCACCGGTAGCCTCGTCAGCCGTAATAATATCTCCGGGCACGTCGCTGTAGTCATCGGTTCGGACGAGTTTCCAGCGCCGCTTATCCTCGGTGCTGTGCCACGATTCGAGCTTCATTAAGTGATTCCCATAATGGTCCATGCGAGATCTGCCAGCGTCGGATCGGGTGCGCCGGGCGCGAGCACCGTCAGCACGTCACCGGGATTGAATACGGTCGCTGAATTCATTGTGAATGTGGCTGCCGTAGCCGATGGGGCGAAGGCCATTGTTCCGACGTTCGTGCCGTTCTTCTGGATGGTGAAGATAGCCGTCGCGGTTGCGGCTGTCGCAGCCGTTCCACGGCTGCCGGTGAGCCCGGCCGGAACTGTCACCAAGGCGACGGATACGTAGCTCTGTAGAACGAGATTTGGCGTTGGCCTGCCACTGAGTGAACCGCTAACAAATATGGAGATAGCCTGCCCGGTCCCCTTGACGACGTATGTATATACGGGGAGTGAAGCTAAGCTTTGCGATCCGCCGCCGACGATATTCATCGAAGCGAATTTCAAATAGATCGTTTGATCGATCAGCGTCTTTGGATAGGAGAACCGACCAATGGATCCGTCGAGTCTAGCGAACAAGGTTCCCGGCGGATGATCTGCAATTGCGCTTCCATAGGCGCCGCGATAAAGCGTTGTGAGCGTATATTTACCAGCCGCTGTGAGCGTCGCGATCTGATAGGCGAGAAGCTCGCCACCGACGTAGCAGAGGGTGACGAGATTGGCGGCGTCGGTATTCGACACCGAGGCGAGCTGACCCTGGCTTTCAGTCAGATCCACCGAGAGGGGGTTAATCGTATCGGGTGAGGAATGCGCCGGCAGATCCGTCGTCAATACACCTTGCGCAGCTGACGAGTTTATGGTCCCCATAAGGGCATAGGAGTCGCCGTCGCTGGAAATCCAGACTTGGGCTCCACCCCAATTGGCGCCGCCCGACAAGGCAATCCAGATTTCGAGTCCGCCGATCAACAGTGAGGCTGGAGGCTCGAAAATGACCGGCGGATTGGCGTCACCCGGCGGCGAATTCCAATTGGGGACATAACCGGCGCTCAACTGCTTCGGATACGCGACCGCCGTAGAATAGCCACCAAAGAAATCCTCTGCGGTGATCGAAAGCGTGCCTTCCTCGTCTTCTTCTACCGCCGTAATCCGCACGGTTAGTGCCGACACGCCAAGCCGGGGGTCTGTAATCTGGACAAGATCCATCGGCTCGAGCAAGCAATATCTCCAACCCAGTTTAAAATGATAAGTATTGCGGAACAACAATGCGCGTTGCAGCAGAAGCTGTGCAACGATCGGACCAACGTTGATCGGGTCGACAATCCCCCGCGCCTTTAGCGAGCTGTCACGGCGCACGCCGAAGAGCTCGATCGCTCGCTGATCGAAGGCTTCGACAATTGCCGTATTGTAATAATTGGCCCTGTCCAGGCATTCCAATTGTATCGAGTTGTTGGCATCAGCGGGTGTAGAACGAACTACCCGGACCGGATCGTCGGTAAACCCGCCGGTGATCGGACCTGAACCCGACCGTAGAGCCGGTCCGCCAGCACTCACCCCCGAATTTTCCCCAACGGCCGATGCTTGGACAATGAAATCATCCTCGCCTAGGCTGTAAATCGGATTGACATTCGGCACGTACGTGCTGCCATAACCAGCTAAAGGCTCGTCACCGTACGGAATGATCTTCAGTAGTCCACCAGACCACACAATCGCACTGTTGGTGATCTTGACTATATCGGCGAGATGTTGTTGTGCCTCTTGCTGTGTGTCGAGCATCGGCGACAACATAAGGCCAAGAGCTTGGCAATACGTCGAATAAAAGCTGAGGTCGCCTAGACTGGCAGCCGGGAAGCCGGCTCCGTAGCGGGGATTGGTCAGAAAATCGGCGAGAATTGCTGCAGGATTCGCATCCCATCCGTTGGTGCCACTCTGCGAAAGTAACCCTTGCACCTCGAACGAAAAATTTGGAAGAGTGGCCGTGTCGCCCATCGAGAAATTGTTGGCAACAACAGTTGCGGTTCCAGAGTAGCCCAGCGCTTTATCCGCATGGCGAGTTTCCCAATACGAATCCGGCGTCTCGCCGTCACTTCCCCGATAAACCGCGGCCGGCAAGGACGAAAGCGTTCCGACATTCTTGTCCCACCACGCTGTGTTGATGCCGGCAATCGGTCCTTGGCAAAGCCCCATAACAACCGAGGCGCTGTATTTGTATTGTTGCCCACCGCCTTTCCCGCCGCCGCCACCCTTGCCGGCGCCGGGTTGACGCGACGGTGTAGCCTTGAAGTCGTCATAGGCAATGAGATTTGGCGACACACGTGTGGTGCCGTATACAAGGGGGATCACTCCACCGTGCTGGGAAGTTTGGAACTGCAGGGCGCCAACGGCTCTCTGCTGTTTGGCGTTCGATGCGCCACTCAGGATCCCGCCCATGATCTATCAAAAGCCAGAAATTGGAAACGGATCAAAAAATCGTACCTCGCGGCCGGTCAAAGGTGGTTTCCCGGCATCGCCAAAGACCACACCTGCATTGAACCAAGCATGTATCAGCCGTGGCCAGGAGAGGATGATCGCCCCATGGGCGAAGCAACGACCGAATTTGAAAACCGCCACGTCACCACTCTGGGGTGGTCCGTCAATCTCGCGGGCGTAACGCATCAATCCCTGGAGATAGCGTTCCGCATCGCGATGCAGGTTCCAGTCGGGGGGATAGAACGGCACGTCAACATGCGGAATTACTCCCACAGCCTCGTACACTTCGGCGAGAAGCATCAGACAATCAGTCCCGCCGTGCTTGATTCGGCCCATATGGTGGTAAGGGGTTCGCAGCCATGTTGCGGCCTCGGCGACCACCCGCTGGCGTTGGCTCATATAGCGGTCTCTGGCGTCGGAATATAGGGGAAGCCCCCGAAGTGAATTGCGTTATTAAAGATGTTCGTACAGGTCGAGAGCGTGCGGTCACATCCGGGGAGTAACTTGAATTGATCTCCCATCAAGACGGGTGAGAGAAATGCCAATTTCAGATAGAGCCAGCCGTCGCCCATATTTGCGACTGTGCGACTCGATCCGGTGTTTGCGCCGGTCATGCCAAGCACCGTCCCTTGGAGGTAGAGGTTCGGTGGGTTTGAGCTGATTGAAGTCGCGATCTGAGCCTGCGTTGAACCTGGCCCGGCGGAAAACGTCACCTGCATACTCGAACGGTCGAATTGGCACATCTCGTCGCCAAAAAGATGAGTGCAGGAAGACTGCCATAGCCGACGAGGCATCTGGATATTCAGCAATTCGAGATGCGAGCGACACTTGATATCGACATTGGTGCGGGTGCATTCGATATCCGAAATCCGCCCCGAGAAAAGGACGACTGTTCCCGGGCTGGTGTCTCCGTACCTCGGCATGAAGGCGCGCTCGAGCTGCAGGAGTGCGCCGTCTAATTGGCCCTGCCATGCTGCTTGCAAAAACGGCGTCCCGCCGATCAGATCGGTGGTCTCGGGATAGAGTTGGACCTGGAGCTCGTCTACCTGGGTTCCAATAACGATCTTCGTCTTCGAACGCTCGAATTTGGGGCCGAGCGCGAAAGCGTAGCCGTTCGCGACGAGCGCGCTCGGTCCCGCGGAATAGCGCAAAATCGAGCCCCCGACCAATGTAATAGTGTAGAGGTCAGCCATGATAAATTGGTCGCTGCTCGAAAGCAGCGCAATCAGAGCAGGGCTCGCGGCTTTCATGAACGCACCGAAATGAATGTCAATTTCTTTAATTGCCATAACCGATGCATGAAATTTTCGAAGTCATATTTGTCGTCAAGAAATCTGCAGCGGAAGTAATAAGTGAAGTCGACAGTGATGATCAGCCCAACGGCTGGCGCAAGGCGGAATGTTACCAAGCCGGTATTCGGGTCGACACTATAGGTCGACGGATCTTGCGTAATTCCGTTGCAGTATATTGCCCCCACCACATCCGGTGCGATGATCGGTTCCAAGAAACCACCACCGGGAAGGGCCGTCCCCATCGAACGCTGGAGCTGGAAGGCCGTCGTGCTCGCATTCCCGACGCCGATCGGTTGCCGGAGTACTTGGCAGTCGCTAGGGTCACGAAACAGGAATGTACCGAACGCCCCCTGGCAAAGCATGAAGAATCCGAGCAGGGTCCTAAGCTCGTCATAGCCAGCTGCTGGATTGTCCCGTAGGAAATCGTAGACCAGCGCAAATTGCCACAGAGGATACGGATAGTCGAGCACCCGCAGTTCCCGCCCCGAAGCGGCACGCTGGATGCGTGTTTGAAAGGTCGGAGTTTTGGTGACACTCCAGGCAAGCCCAGGCAGCGCCGGAAAAATCAGGGCCATCACGCTGTCCGCAGCGTTGAACCATTGCGCATCGCCTTATTGAGCGCATTGACGATAAGGCTTCCATTGCTCTGGAAGAAACGCCTTACGTCATGACTGTCGATCGCCGACACATTGATCACCACCGGGCTGAACCCGGCTCCGCTCTCGCCACCGGCGGAGATCATGTTCTGAAGACCCCTGCTGAGATTTGCCGGCAAGATCATCTCGTTCTGGTGCACCATAGCAAGCTGATCCGAAGGGACTACCCAACCGCCTGCCGCCGATGCAATCCCGCTCGCCGCGGCCATTACCGTCGCTTCTCCAGCGGCAGCGGGTCCGGCCGCGGCCGGCCCCATAATCGGAGCGAGAAACGCGAATATGCCGGAGAACGCTTGCGCCGAATCAGTCGCAATGGTTTTGATTGCGTTTGCTGCCTTTATCGCGAGCCCTGCCGCCATCCCATCGCCATCGGCTGCAGTGCGAGCCGCCGCACCCGCCTCGGATGCTGTTGTCATGGCAAGCTCGCTGGCGATCCAATTCGTCACCAATTTAACGCCAAGATTGACAAATTCGGCGACAATCGACTGGGTGATTTTGGCCACTGCCCTCTGCAATGTAGTCGTGCCCAGAATCATGCCGGTGATTGATGTGTCGAATGCCCGCTGGATCGGCTGCATCAGCCCTTGCCAGGTTCTTTGGCTAAATTGCGCTGCCTGGAGATCGAGCTTCTGTTTGTCACTCTGAAACCTTTGGTAGGCTAGCAGCTCTTCTTCCCAGAGCCTTTCATCGGCGGCGATGCCTTCATTGGAGAGGGAGGAGCTCGACGGCTCCGCATTCCAGCCGGCGCCCTCACCCAGGACGCCAGAGTGCCTTACGCTGTCGCTCGGGGAACCCGCGAGACCTGCAGCTTTGGCCTGTAATGCACCCATGCCTGCCCCGATTTGTCCGGTCGCGGCAGTAAGCTGACCCTGAGCCTGCTGAGCAATGTCGCCGAGCCCGGCAAGCTGCGCTCGCATTGCGTCTGTCGCTGCTTGGACCGAGTTCGAAGCGGCCTCCATTCCCGATCGGAGGCCGTCGATTTGAGCGCTGATAACGACACTAGTTTCAATATCGGCCATGATAGCCTCTTGATGGCATACTGCCTGTTCTCAATCTTTGGCTCACCCAATCCGCTCTGATCGCTTGTCGGGAACGACGGCCCGCCATAACTCGGTAAAATCGAGAATTACGGGCGAAAGGCCCGCATGGACATCGCCGGCAGTGAAACCAGAGCCCAGCCGAGCGAGCATCGAACTGACATCGGAACTCGGGCGTTGCTTTGGTTCCGTGAGCTTCGACGCCATCGCTGAATTGTTACTTTTGCCTAATCCCAAATAGGACGCGGCCAGCAGGTGCAGCGGAGGGTGCTGTGCCCAATAGGATGTTAACTCTTCGATTTGGAAGAGCGTCATGTCGTCAATTACTGGGTAGCTATACCCGCAGGCAGTAGCGAGGAGACCGTAGAGTTCTCGCCAGTGGTCATCATCCCGGAAGTGTTGTTCGACGGCATCCCGAGTTCCCGTTTGATTGCCCCCGGGCTGATCCCGGGGGCAATTGCTTCCCCCACGGCGGATCCGCCCGGCTTAAGGCCCGAGCCGGTGAGGACGGCATTCAGCACCGAGCCAGCATTGCCAAGGTCGAGCAAATTCTCGACCCTTTCCGGCGTCATCTCGGGATAGTTGCGTTGTAGCGCTGCCGTGACGATGTCGACCAGGACCGCGACTTGGGTTTCTCCCATGGACGCGCCGATCTCCGTTAATTTCCTGACCTTGGGCATCAAGCGACGGAGTTGACCAAGTGTGAGTGGCGGTACTATCCCGTCCTGGCCGCCCATGGCGACCGCCATACCCGGGATCATCACTCGACCGTGCTCAGATAGCCAATTGTTCCGGACGCGTCAGCAAAAGCGCTAAAGTCGAGTTCGTTGATCGTCCAATTATCGAGCTTTGTGGGGATTGACAATTTGTTTGCAGTACACGCGTTCAGGCGCAGCGCGGTGCCGCTGCCATTATAGGAGGTATAAAAGGTTGCTTTGAAAGTGGGAGTAATACCCATGGTCTGATTGGTGAGGGTCTGGCGATTGCCGCTGGTTGCAACATTATATGTGTACGAAATCAATACCGCGGCATTAGCGTCGGCCGAGGAGAAAGTATATAAACCAGTTGCGAGGTTCACTGAATATTGGCCGGCGACGGTAGGTGTGGTTACCCGGTTGAATCGTCTGCTGCTCGCAGCGTAGCTGACGCCGAGGTCATCATTGTAGGTTGCTGCGTTGGCGGGAGTGACAGTGTAGAGCGTCGTCGCCGGAACCATCGCAGCCTCAAGCTGCGAAACGGCGAACTGCCCCGTAGCCGGTGACACCCCGAAGAACATGTCCGAATACAACAATCCGAGAATCTGCGCGAATTTGGCCTTACCGGTTATCTTGCCCTGCCCGCGCGCTATTGCCACCGGGAACTGGAGCTGGCCGTACAGCTCTTTGTCGCTCCAGTTGAAATCTATTTGGACGTCCTGCAGCACGCCGAACTGCCGCGGGCCGATACCCGAGCCGACAACATCGGTACGTTCGCCCCATAATGCGCCGGAGCCGAAGCTCAATTGCATCTCACTTACTCCCTTTCAAGAGCCGCTTCAGCTTCTCCTTCGCGGCATGGGCGGTATTCCAGGCCTGCGTGTCGCGGGCGACTGCCGAGCCTGGGAAATGGTCGGTCCACCAACGTTCAATCAGCTGTTCGAGCGAACCAGCCGCGGCGCTTTGATCAGCGCTGTACTCTTTCTCGGCCATTGCCACTCCTTGGAATTAGGGCGCATTGAAGAAATCGAGACGGATTAGCTCGGCACCCGCCGGCTTAGATGCACAGGATTTCCACGGGTACGATCGCTATCGCTTGGTCGCCAAGCACGCCTTCGTCAGTCTGAATTTTCCCTGCGATGTAGGCGTGCTGAACCATTTGAGGCAGTCCCAGATCCTGGATCCCGGTAGTCGGTGAGGGTGATAATGCTGCTTCGAGAGCATCGAGCAAAGGGTTTAAGTATGTTGTCGGCGCTAAGTAAGGATCGGATGTATGGGCGTACACGTAGAAATCGGCGTAGAGGGTCCAAACGATCGGCGCCCCCAGCTTCTTTACTACAGCTTGGGCGCCTTTCTCGCTCATGAACAACGCCGGTTGCTCGGGGGGCGGAACGTCAGCCCAATGCCGCAGGCGCCGGTTCGCACTGGCAAATCGGGCAGCGCTTGCGCCAAGCTCCCAAAGCTTAGTGTATATAGCTTCGCGAATTATCATCAAGGTTACTATCTACTGATAATGATTGTCCGTTGCGCTGCGCCCGTCGGCGAGACGAACAGGTCACTACGATGCGAGGAGGGAGAACAAATGTGTTTAAAAAAAACCGGATATCATCGTGTCAGTGATTCGCGTAACGCGTCTTCCACACTACCGCGGATCTCCGGCTCCATGTCCTCGAGTGCCGAACCCAAAAAAGAGCGCTCCGGGGGCTTCATTTGACGAGGATAGAACCGTATATCAATCTTCTTTTGTGCAATCGGAAGTCCTAATGACTTTCTCTTGCGGCGCAGGGTCGCACCTGGATCGGCCGTCCTGTGGGAGCGATGCCCGCGGGCCCGCGCATACTCGTCGCGGCCAGTGACAGTTGCAGCAATCCTGTCGCCGTCTTCATCAATCTGAAGACCGACATTCGGCTCGAATGACCTGTAGCGCTTGTCGAGTACTTCATTCGTGAGTTCGGTTTCCTGGATCTTGCGCTGGAGATCGATACCCAGCTTGGCAATCGCACGGGCGAGGCCAGAGGCGGCTGCATCCGGGGTGGCGCGGAACCAAGCCAGCACAGTGTCGTCGCCGACCAGACGCGCAGTAATCACAAAACACCTGATATTATTGCAGCGTCAACTCCCGTCGCCGCCGGTCGCGGTTGCATCGCGCCGATTGGAGCAACCAGGCGATATTGCTGCAGCACTGTTCTGATCGCATCGGTCATGTCTTTTTGCACATACGCGACCGTCTCGGCACCGCCCAACGATCTGGACAGTTCGCCGATGCGAGTCCGTTCCCGGTATCGAAGTGCGACGAGCTCGATACATGCCTGTGCAACTTCGGGCGGAGTAACCGAATATCCGGCCGTATAGTTGATGGCGACGTTCTGGACTCCTCGGTTGAAGCTGTAGCCACGAACCGAAAGTAGCGTCGGAGTGAATTTATAGCCTGCCGCGGTGATTGAAGATGCGGCCGGAACATTCTGACCATCGATCGTCAGGCACAGCACATTGGTGACCGGGAAACATCCGAACTGCAGCCTGCAGCCACCAATGCCGTCGCGGATCTCAAGGTAATCTGACGACGCAATCGGTCGGTTGAGCCACGTCTGAATATATCGACTCGCCGACGTGATCAAGCGGCTAAGCAGCGCGTCGTCGATTGCCGGAAAGGTGGACTGTCCGGTTTGCAGCCACGCCTTGACATCGGCGAGCGTCGTCAAATCTCCAAAGGCCACGGTATCAGCCCTTCCTTTTGAACCTACTTCTTGGCGGCGAGTTGGCTCGACTGCGGGCCGTAGTCTCTTGGTCGGAAACGGCAACGAAGCCATGGGCCAACAGCTGCGACGCCGCCTCGGCTGGCACGATGACATTCCCGTTGGCTTCGCCGAGATATTGACGGCCGGCATAGGAACATCCGGCAGCACTGTCGTGGTGCAGATTGACCAGCCCGCTGGATATTGTGTCATTCCCGATTGTTGCCAATACGAACCCACCCAGCGTGACCAGGGGACCGACGGCGTGTCGAGGCACTTGGACTAGGCCGTCGAGGCCGACCAAATACCGCATTGTCCCATGATTAGCCTCATCCTGGCCGAACACGGCACGCAGCTGTATCAGATCGTCTTCGATCGGCGCCCCCGGGCTTTGCCCGGGAGCTGGTGTAACAGACGGTTCCGACGCAATCGCCGAAATCTCGGACATTGCCGTCAGCCGTTTGCGATATTGCAGATAACGCCCATCGCAAACGGTGCATAGACAGCCAGCACTTCCTCGGCATGGACGCCTACCTGGCGCTGTCTAGTGACAATCGGCCAATCTATCTGGTAGTAATCTTGCCGTGTTTTGATCTCGGCAACGTTCGGCACCTCGTTCGACTGGTACTGGATCGGCAGATTCTCGGCCCAGCCGATGATCGT